ATAGATAAACTTCCAAAAAAGATAGAATCTATAAAAGACCTTTTTAATCTTGCAAAATTTGCAAGTAAAATGAATGCTTTTAATCCAGTAGCAATGGGAACGGCAGCATATAGAACTTCTCAAAAACTATCTGATATGCTTTGGCCAAAATCTAATGATGGTCTTGCATCAACACATTCTCTCGATAGTAATTTAGCGCCAAGTCATTCAAAAGCAGATATTACTATTAGGCTACAAGCAGAACAAGGAACAAATGCTCAAATAGACAAAGTAGAAAAAGATATGGATTTTGGTCTTAAAATATTGAATGATTATATGCTTGGTTCACAACTTGGATATGGGTATTAGAATATGAGTTGGAGAGATAATTTACAGCCAGCATCTTTTAGAGGTATAGGATTTCATGTCTTTTCTCATGAATATTCTATAGGTAGAAGAAATGTTGTTCATCAATATCCGTTTAAAGATGAACCATATATAGAAGACTTAGGTCTTGATGCGGATGAATTTACAATAGAAGGATATATATTAGCGCAGTATAATGAATTTACACAAGATTATGATTATTTTACTGAAAGAAATTCTCTCATATCTGCTTTAAAGCAATCAGGACCAGGAGCATTAGTTCATCCATATCTTGGTGAAAAGTATGTCTCTTTAGTAGGTAAAGCAAGGATAAGGGAGATATTTAGTGAAGGTGGTATTGCTCGCTTTACTATGACTTTTGTAGTAACTGGTGAACCAATATTTCCTAAAGAATCAATTGATACTTCAAGAGCCATAGATTTAGCAGCAGAAAAACTTACAAATGCTACACTGGATTCTTTTCACGATCAATATACTTTAGATGATGCTCCGTCATTTAGTATATCTGGAATGCTTGAAGATTTTGACTCTTATGTTGTTATTGCTAAAAACAAGATAAATTCGATAAGGAATGCTTCTGGAAGTTCTTTGGAATCCGTTAAATCTACTTTTGATGATGCAAGAGAATTAATGCTTGAAGCAGTTCGTTATCCTTGTCAAGTAGGCGCTCTTGTTTTTGATTGTGTTGATAGTGTTTTAGAAATGGCGAATGTTGTTGGTACTGGTTATCTTGGGAAGATCATAGGACAGTGTAGTGGTCAAATTTTAAACAGTAGACTTTCTACTACAGGAGATAAAATAGACGAAATTCTTGGCAGTTCTATGACTTTGTCTTTGCTTGGTCTTACTGGTGTAAGCGATGCTACTGGTTTTGGTACCGCTTTTGATGCAAGTATTTCTGGTGCTGGTTCTCTTAAAAATATTACCGTTACAACTGCTTCGACAGCAAGACAAGCAGCAAATAGACTTGCCTTTGTCAACATGGTTAAGTCCATGTATTTAGCTGGCGCTGTTCGCTCTGCTATTCGTTCTGAATATAGAAGTATGGCAGATGTGGAATCTATCAAAACTTCTATTATAAATAGCATTGATTATATGCTTCTGAAACTTGGAGATGAGTCTGCAAGCGATCCATTTAAGAGTTATGGTATTTATGTTGATAATAGAAATATATATTCAGAAGTAGAAAATTTAAGAAGTGAATTTGCAAAAGCTATAAAGAAGAAATTTATATCTCTTCCATATGAAATAGAAAAAGAAGCGCCGCCAGATACAACAACAATTTTGCATTTAGCTTATGATCAATATTTAGACATATCAAGAGATGAAGAGATATATAAAAGAAATCAACCGACTTTAAAACATCCTGGTTTTGCAAAAGATAAAATAAAGATGTTATCTGTATGAACGAAATAGTATTAAATGTGAACGGTAAAGAATTTTCTGGCTGGAAAGAACTTGAGATATCTCAATCTCTGGATCAACTTGCTTCGTCTTTTGCTTTTTCTTATACAGAAAAATATCCTAATCAAATTGATTCTTTTGATTTTGGCATGGGAGAAGAAGCAATAGTTCAAATTAATGATCATAGATTGATAACTGGATATATAGAAGAGATAGATAAAAATTATGACAATTCAAATCATGTTCTCCAAATAAGAGGGAGAGATAAACTTGGCGATGTCGTAGATTGTTCTTATTGGGAAGAAGGAAAAACAGGAGAATGGTTAAATCAAACAGTAGAAAATTTGGTTAAAAGTTTAGTTTCTCCTTTTGGTATATCTGTTGTTGTAGATGATACAGTTAGAAGTACAGCAGATGAAAGAAAGCTGTCTTTCAAAATAAGAGAAGGCGATACTATTGCTGATTCTCTATCAAGACTAATGCGTGAATTTGCTTTTCTTCCTGTTAGTTATGGAGACGGCAAACTCACAATGACAAGGGCTGCATCTGAAAGAAAAGCGACAACTGCAATTGAAACAGGTAAAAACGTTTTAGCTGGCAATTCTTATCAAAGCAATACTGAAAGATTTAGTAGATATATAGTAAAAGGTTCTAATACAGGCGATCCAGTTCATGAACTTGAAAC